TCACCAGTTTTGGTAACATTTGTATCTAATAATTCAAGATTTTGAGAAAAGTCTGCTGTATCAACATTCGTTGTTAAATTTAAAGCTAATTCTGGTTTCATTGACCAGAAATCCAAAGGAACATTTAATTCTCTATCATCAGAATTAATGCTGATCTTACAATCAGGATCATTAGTATCTAAAAGATCTATATTTTTAAAATCATCAACAAAGAATCCAGTTTTAAATCTTGACAATCCATCAAAATCTTGAACTTGAAGAGTTTTTGTATCAAGTTCTAGTAAACTTAATGAAGTAACTTCCTCTAAAACATCTATTCTGTCCTCAAGTATACCAATGTCTTTCATGGTATACCTAACATTATCAGCAACTCTTATAATTGCATCATCTGGATCATACAGATAAGCAGGTAATTGAATAGTTGCAATTTCCATCGCTTCACTAGTATTTGGTGGAGTTGATGGATTAGTTGATGATGTACCTTTAACTACTGATAAATTTCCTAAAACATCTAAGACAACTTTATCAGTTCTAGGTAAGTAGAAATTATATCCAAGTATTGAACTCTCATTTGGAGTTACAATAAATGATGGATTAAAAGTACTTGCAAAAGTTCTATTTTTAAATGCGAAAGGTGACTCTGCACCAGTGTAAGTAGAAACTCTTGGTCTAAAATCTATCGTATCAGTTGATCTTAATTCGTTCTTTAATAATGGAATATCATTTGAGAATCTCTCTTCATCATATGACGCAACTGTATAAAAGTCACCAACATCATTATTAGGTAGCACGTACTTATCAAATACAACTAAAACTTTTCTAGTTGGGGGTGGAAAATTAACTCTTCTTACAAGTCGAGAATAATCATAAAATTGTTCTCTCTGTCCTTTATCAAGTTCAAATCTATTTGTAATATTCAAGTTATTTCCAACTGTTATAAGTTGCAATGTTGTAGATATAACTGATTCTTCAAAATTACAAACTTCACCAATTGTAAATTTAGATGGAGTGAGATATGCTATCTCAACCTCGGTTGCGGATATTACTCCAGTAATCTGTGCAACAGCATCACTACTATCACCTATAATTTTTTCACCTACTATTGCTGTTGTGTCTAAATTTAAACCATCAGGAAATGTTAATCTATCAAGTGTTGGTGAATTAGTATCAATTGATTCAAAAACTCCGATAACTTTCACCACATCAGGAACATTTAGTGATATCTCTTTATCTTCTACCCTTAAACCATAACCAGTGGATTTATCCATTCCTGATAAAGTTGTATTAATACCAACAGCAGTTTTAAGAACTTCTAATTTTTCACTTCTTATATGATTTTTTACTTTACTTTTTAGTGCTTGTTTTTTAAGAGTAGTGCTCACAACCACATTTGATTGATTAGTTAATAATCCATTAATTGTAACAGATTGTCCATTAGCACCTAAAACAAATTGATCTGATGTTAAATCTGCGATTACTCCATTTGAATAGTGAACAGAGTATCTTTCAGCATCAAAACCCTCATAAAATGCACTTGAAATACCACTGGCAGCTAAGTCAAATGTTAAAATACCAGATCCATCTGTGCTTTCTCCCGTTATATTTGTACCAACAGTTAGATTAGCAGTTGATAAATCAATATCAGATACATTTTTATTACCCAGTTCAGCATATAATCCTTTATTTTCATTTAGATTTATATTAGGTACTCCAAATCTAAATGTAGGTGCAACTGATTGACCAGTTGGTAAAGCACCATTACATACACCTGTGACATTATTGACAGCAGCAAGAGTTAAAGAAAGACCATCTGAGGATACACTTGTAACTCTATTAAATCTTTCTGTTACTTCACCAGTTAATTGATATCTAACAATGGTATCTGTCTTTATACCAGTAAAACTTCTACCTGCACATGTTGCAATACCAGCAGCATTTATGTTTAAATTGTCAGTGATACTGAAACCAGTTGGTACTTTGTTTTGTAAAACTGTATCAGCAACAAAATCAGAGGCATATCCAGATACGGAAGATGCATCTTGATATACTGATTTAATATCCTGTATTCCAAAAGTTCTAACAGTTCTTATTGATCTTGGTATTTCTGAATCTTCGTTAATAATTATTTGCTCACCTGCAACAAATACACCAGTGACTTGAGTTAACTTAACAACTGCACTTGCACCACCAGCTGCGATTGCAAATCCAGTTGCACCACTACTTAATCCTCTTACAAATGATGTGTCGGGAAGTTCAGCATTACTTACAGATTGATTAAGATCTAAACGAGTAAATGTTTGCATGTCGAACAAATGCAAGTCCCACTCACTTGTGTCTCCAACATAAGATGCATCTGAAACAGCAAATGAGTAAACTCTTGCTCTTCCCACTAATTCACCTGTTCCAGCAGTATTTGAGTTAGTTCTCTGGTTATAAAATTCAACAACTTTTGTATCGTAATTAATATTTGGTACAGGAACACCAAAGACGTTATTTACCCTTAATATAGTTCCCATTTGATATGGAACTAGTGATGATCCAACTGTTTGTTTGTCTCTTGGTTTTTCTACATCTATGATCGTAGAACCACCAAGATCTATATCATATCCTTTTACATATGCTTTTCCAGCTGAAACTTTTACACACATTAAATCATCAGATGGTGTATTCTGTTGATCTGTTACTTCATTTGATCTAAAAATACCTTCATTAGATATACCATCATTTAATGAATTGAAAACTTGAACATCAAAAGGTTCTACTGAGTAATTTCCAGATTCATCGAATGTTCTTTCTGCAAAATAATCTCTTATTAAAGAATAGTCTGATTTCTTGACCATCTTTTTGATTTCACCTTCATCCAATCTTAGTAATTCGATAAAGTTTGTATCATTAAAATCTGTTAAACTTTTCTTTGCTAAAGTTGTAGTTATCTTTAACCTATCAGCACCTGGTGCAGCAAAGTTTGAAAATCCTCTTGCATTATCATAGAGAGAATCATCATTTTTAGCAGTGATTAATTGCTCGTCGATATTTAAACCAACCCTATATGATGGTAAATTTGAATATGGATCTAGAACAATTTTATCTGTGGATACATCTACAAAAGTTCCTCTTATAAAATATGTCCCAGAAGATATACCAACCGCAGATCCGATGGCAGAAGCATTACTATCTACTAGTGTTAATACAGTTTCACCCTCATTAATCGCAGTATTTCCATAAACAAACGATTCTTGAACAATTAATTGCTCTCCATCATCCAAATTTGATATTTCATTATTATCTCCCGACTCTAAGTACTTGACATATATTGTTAAATCATCTACCTGAGTATTGGTTCCAGCTAATTCATAACTATCAATTGTTAAAATAATACCAGAAGTTTGACCTTTTAACCTTAATCCTATTAATTGATCCAAATATAATGTAACTGGAATACCTAAATGACTATCTAATATTCGTACTGAATGATATTGTTGGTCAAAATTTATATTACCAGGTATCACCATAGACCCATCTTTAAAGATGTGACTACCAAATGTTTCAATTTGATTTTGTAAGGAAGATTGTAGAGTTGTTAATTCTCTTGCTTGTACAGGAAATCCTGGTTTGAATAGGACTTTGTAAAATTTATCTTCCTTATTAAAATCATCATAATAAGGACTTATATTTAAATTCGTTTTTTGTGGCATTTTTTAAAATTCCAAGATGATTTTAATGTCTTCCTTCTGTCTAGCGTTTCTAGTCACCAGTGGTCGGTTGTCTAAGTAAATTATTTCACCCGACTTTTTATTTATCTCAGGAGATGCAAGACCATTTGTGAAGTTTACTCCCAATGAAATAACTTTGTTACCAGATGGGTTTGTGCTTATTCCAGTAAAGTTTTGATCTACGGTTGCACTGAATCCACTTGTAGGTGCAATTATGCTCTCTGCTGAAGATTCAAACTCTAAAACTTTTGATCCAGTTGTAATTCCAACGTAATCAGTTTGATCAGAACTAGTTTGGTTAAAAAATAATGATCTATCCTGATAGTATTTAATTACATTAGTGTCAGTGTCATAAGAAACAATATACCCCTCTGCTGTTCCACCAGCCACAGTTTGTTTAATTCTTTCCCCTATGGTTGGAGTTCCAGTGGGTGAAACAATTTTTATTGCATTAACTGATGAAAAATCATTTGCAGTAAAGACAGATGTAGATCCAATAGACGTTGGATTTTTAATTACACTAATCTGTGCAAATTTAGTATCTGTTGGAAAATCTTTTGTTGAATCATCAAATCTTGCATATACTAAAATTTTATCAGTTCCTAATTCTTTATACAGATCAAACCCATGACCCCTTGATGGTGGGATAATTGGTATTAGTTTAGCAAAATTTCCAACAGATACACCAGAGTTTCCAAGAGGACCTAAATCCACCATTCCGTAGGTATAACCTTGACCACCAGAAGAAACAACAGTTTTTATTATTTTACCATTACTGTCTGTGTCAATAATAACTTTTCCACCTGTTCCATCTCCAACAATATCAACCTCTCTACCTATGATATTTTGAGAATATCCAAAACCTGGTTTATCAATATAAACTTTTTTAATTTGATTATTGTTTATGGTTGAATCACCATTCTCTCTTACGGATTGTATTTGAGTTTCAGAGGAAGTTGGCCAGTTGCTAGGAACTGAAATATATTCAGTTGAATCAAATTTTATAATATCACTTGGTGGAACAGTAAATAGATATTTCCAAATATATCCATCACCACTCTCACCTGCTCTTGATGGTTCTAAATCAGTAAATAAAGGTTCATCTTGTGATGCGTTTCCAGTGGAACTAATACCAGAAGAACCATTATCAATACAGACATAAACGTCAAAATTTTTATTAATTACATAATAACTAGAATCATATAATCTTGTTGAGTTTGTAACGGGTGAGGGATTAGTCACACTGTAATCATGACGATACATTTCATATCTTGTTCCCTGAGTCCAGTTTCTTCTTGTTATTAATCTTCTTATATTTGCACTAGTAACCTTTTTACCAAATATTTGAGTATCTCCAGAATGATCTATATAATTGAAATTATCTGTTGGATTAGGTGTATCAGTATTCCATGTAGTAGTTCTACCAAAACCAACTGCAAGTGCTGGATTAGCTAGACCTAATGTAATATAGTAAGAATTTGCAGAGTCATCCACTGTCTCTACAAAGTTATTTGCATTTAGAATTCTAAATTGATCTGTTACAATTGCAGCCATATCATTAGCTTTTTTCTATATTTATACTACCCAAGATCCTTTCTTAATGAAC